GGGGCGCTGACCGGCGGTGGTAGCATTAGGGTGCTGGCGTACTGCAACGGCACGAGTTGGGAAGCCCACTGATGGCGCTGGACTTCCCCAACTCGCCGACCAACGGTCAGGTCTTTACCGCCGCCGCCGGACTCAGCTGGGTCTGGGACGGGACCAAATGGGTTGTCGGCCTCAGCGGCTATGTCCAACCGATGATCGTCGTCAACCACACCACGGCGCTGCCCGCCGGTTTCAGCGGTTTTGTTCGGGTCGAGAACAATACCAGCGCACCGATCACGATCGCTTTGCCGGACTCTCCGGTCGCGTCTCAGGAGATCACCTTCAAGGACTGTTATGGCAACGCCGGCACCTACCCGGTCACGATTACTGGCGGCGCCTCGGCCATCGAAGGGCAGACTACCCTGGTCCTGCAATATAACTACAGCTGGGTCGACTTGATGTTCACCGGGGCTCAGTGGGTGCAGACATGAAGATACTCGCATTTCTACTGGGCACCATCTTGTCTTCCGCGGCTTTGGCCCAGCAAGTGCCTAACCCGGTCTCCGGGCCTAACTCGGCCACACCAGGTAATCTCCCGGTATTTCAGGGCACGACCGGCAAAGTATTGATGGATAGCGGGGTAAAGCCAGTCGAAGGTGTACCGCCGACCTTGGTCAGTGGTATCGCGTTTTGGAATACGACAAACGCTAACAAGCTGACCGACCGCGGATGGCAGGACGACAATGTTCGGCTTACCGCGCCGATGAACCGGAGCCTGACCCTGCAGGGAACCGGCGGGCTTCAGCTCGGCGGCCCGACCGGGCCGTTTATCATGAACGATACTGCACTCGACACGATCTCAGTGCAGGCGCAGCCGGGTGCGGGACCGTCCGGCGATACTACTAATTTTCAGATCTATCCGCCGCGCGACGGCGACAAAGCCTTTGTCAACATTGTGGCAAAAGCCGTTGTTGGGGGTGCCGCGGCCGAAGAACGGCTGATCATCGGCAGTATGGGTGCGGCCGAACACGCCTATCATTTCTCGCAGATTGTGGCCGGCCCGACAGCACAGTGCCGCGATGTCATTTTTAAGGATGGGGTATCCACGGGACCGGCCTGGACCCTGAAATGCGGCAACCCGACCACCGCGCAGCTCCCGCAGCTTCAGTTGGGTTACGGAGTGCCGATTTCGTCGCAGCACCCGTCGCTTGTCGGTCAATCCATGCTGTACCTGGATAGTGGCAATAATCAGGTTATGGGGGAAGGCCCCGCGATCAATACACTTGTCTTTAAGAAGACCATTGGATCGTTCGGTCCCTCTCCTTCTCTTGCATCCTGCGGCACCAGCCCGGTTTTGACTGCCGCGACCAATACAAAGGGGCTTGTTACAGTCGGGACGGGCAGTCCGACAACCTGCACGGTGGTTTTTTCCACTCCGTACTCGTCGACCCCGGCAGTTGTCTTGACTGGGGTCAACACCCTCGGTCTGAACTTCTGGCTGAGCGACATCAACCCGAGCGGTTTTACCTTTGCCGCCGGTGACGGCGCTGTTCCTCTCAACGGAGCGGGCGTGATCTACCACGTCATCCAATAACCCTGAAAAGGAAGAGCAAATGGCTGTCGATTTTCAAACCGTGAGCCTGCAAGGCACCTACCGGATCGGGTTTAAGCCGCCTGCGGAACGCTCGCTCGCCGCTGGAGAACTCTACATCGAGGTCGGCGCTGGCGCCCCCAAGCTCTGGGTCGGCGCGATGGAAGAGGCCGGCATGGTTGGCAACATGGCGGTGTTTGCTACCGCCGAGGCGGCGCCCCTGGTCCCGCCGGTGAACCGCGATGTCCCCTTTGTCAGCCAGGCGGGTGCCACCCTCAACTGCACGATGGGTAACTGGGATGGTGCCCCCGACAGCTACGCTTACCAGTGGAAGCTCGACGGGGTGGACGCCGGCGACGGCACCGCGAACTACACCTCTGTCGTCGGCGATGTCGGGAAAACCGCGACCTGCACGGTCTCGGCTACCAACGCCGCCGGGACCACCGCGGCGCCGGTCTCGAACTCGGTAATGATCGCGCCGGAGGCCGGCGTCGCCGGGTCGGCCGCGCCCGGGATCGAGATGCAGAACAGCCCGGCGCCGCAGTCGCAGGCCGAGCCCAAGGCCGAGCCGCCCAAGGAAGAGCCCAAGGCCGAAGAGCCGCACTCGCGGCGAAACCATCGCTAGAGGAGGCACTGATGGCGGCGTCCCAGGGCCAACCGGCACCGTTGACGGTGTCATCCCCGCCACCGCACCCGACGATGGCGGTCTTCCGGTGCTTGAAGCAGTCTTTCCGCGACTATCACAGCGGCGCCGGCGCGACGATGACGGTGGCGAACCCCGCGACCCAGTCCCGCACCGCGCCGTTGACGATCTCCGGGACCATTGATGTCGACTACTCGGTCCTGATCCTGCCTCCCGCGGTCTCGGTCTCGGTCGGCCTGACCGGGACCGGCGTGGTTACAACCCGCGACGCACCCGTCACGGCGGGGAACCCCGGGACTTATACGACAACTTTCCCGCCAAACACTATCAGCGCCCCGGGCGGGGCGACCGCGACGGTGTCGTCGATCGTCCCGCAAAAGACCGCTACAACGTCAACCTTTTTTCTCACGATATAGGCCGTGTCACCTGATCTCGCCCGGTACGAGGGTGTCCTCAAGCGGTTGATCGCGGTCACCGAGGCCGAAACCTCGATGCTCGCCTTCACGAAGCTGATGATGCCCTCACCGCGCTACCCGGATGACCCGGATTTCAGCCGGTACGAGGTCCAGCGGTTCCACGAAGTCATGTGTGCCGCCCTGGAAGAGCTCGAAGCGGGCCGGATCAGGCGTTTGATCATCAATCTGCCCCCAAGACACGGCAAAACCCAGCTCGCCAGCAAGATGTTCACGGCTTGGTTTTCGGGCAAAAACCCCGATAAATCGGTCATTTTCGGCACCTACAACGAGAAGTTCTCCCAGGACATCGGCCGGGCGGTGCGCGACATCATGTTGATGCCGCCTTACGCCCAAGTCTTCCCCGGGACCACCCTGAAGACCGACAGTAAAGCCTCGGATCGTCTTGAGACCACCGAGGGCGGCATTTTGGCCTTTGTCGGCCGCGGCGGGACCACCACCGGCCGCGGCGGCGACCTCCTGGTGATCGACGACCCGATCAAAGACAGGATGGAGGCCGACAGCCCGACCATCAGAGACACTTTATGGACCTGGTTCACCCAGGTCATCGCCTCGCGCCTCATGGACGAGACCGGCCGGATCATGCTGATCCAGACCCGCTGGCATCAGGATGACCTGATCGGCCGATTAACCGACCCCCATAACTCGTACTACGACCCCGAGGAGGCCGCCGAGTGGCGCATCATCGATTTGCCCGCCTTGGCCTTCGACGACGGCAAGGACCCGCTGCGTCGCCAGGTGGGGGAGCCCCTGTGGCCCGGACGTTTTGGGAAGACTTATCTCCAGGCCCTGCAGCGCCGCGACGTGCGGGGATTTTCGGCACTATACCAAGGGCGGCCCTCCCCGGCTGGCGGGACGTTTTTCTCGGTGGACTGGCTCCATACGTACCGGCCCAACGATCTGCCCTCTTCGTTGCGCTGCTACGCCGCTTCCGACCACGCGGTCGCCTTAAAGCAAGGGTCGGACAAGACCTGCCTGATGGTGGTCGGGATCGACAAGGATGATTTGATCTGGGTCCTGCCGGACCTGGTCTGGCGGCAGATGAACGCCGAGCAGACGGTCGAGAGTATGTTACGCATGATGAAGGCGCACAGGCCCCTCTTTTGGTGGGCCGAGCGCGGTCACATCAGTAAGTCGATCGGGCCGTTCCTGCGCAAGCGGATGCTGGAGACTCATACTTTCTGCTCGCTGATCGAGATGCAGCCGATCGCGGATAAACAAACCCGGGCGCAGTCGATCCAGGGAAGATTGAGCATGAACCGGGTGCGGTTTCCTGAAAGGGCGCCCTGGTGGCCGGCGGCACGGGACCAGATGCTGAAGTTCCCCTACGACGCGCACGACGATTTCGTCGACACCATAGCCTATATCGGTCTTGGCCTGACCCTCCAGGTTGGGGCCAGCGATCGCAAAGAGCCGACCGCCGACCTGCCGCTCGAAAACACCTATGCCTGGCTCAAAATGCAGCGCGAGCAGGCCGAGCGCAGCGTGAAACTGGGTTTTGCCTCGGGAGGTTGGTGATGAGCGCAGCCATCTGGTTCTGGATCTTCTTCGTGATCTCAATCGTCTTCTCCGGCGGCTGGTACTGGCGCAATCAAACGGTATTGCAGCCCTATGGGCCTTTTAGTTTGATCTTTTTCATCCTGATCGGGCTCTTGGGCTGGGGCGTCTTCGGGGCGCCGATCCGGTGAGCGACCAGGCTGCCATGCAGGCTTATGTGAAGCAACGCCTGGCGAACCCGGGTATGCTGGAGCCCGGCAACATCGACCTCAATGCGCGGCCGGTGGTGCGCAATCCTGATGGCAGCATCTCGACCGTGCGGTCGATGGGGGTGAACGTCGACGGGCGGGAGGTTTTGATCCCGACTGTGTCTCCCGATGGTCAGATTTTGGAGCCGGACGCCGCAGTCGAGTTGTATCGGCGTACCGGGCAGCATCTCGGCATGTTCGACACCCCGGAAAACAGCACTGCCTACGCCCAAAAACTCCACGAAGACCAGGCGCGGCAGTATGTGCCGCAAGGCGGGGCACGATAATGAGCGATTTTGGTGCCCTGCAGCCGCCCATGTCCCCAGGACCAATGGCTCCAGGACCACCCGGTATGGGACCGGACCCGACCCAACTGGTCACCCAGGACCAAAGTTTCGTCAACCGCGACCGCCCGACCCCGGACGAGCCGCGGCGCAAGCTCGTCAACCGCTGGCAGGACCGGGTCAAGCGCGCCAAGCGGCACTGGCGTATGCCCTTCAAGCGCATGCGCGAGAACATGGAGTTTTGCGAAGGCCGGCAATGGCCCGAGATCGCCAAATCCGAGAAGCGCGACGATCGCTACGTCGCGAACATCTGCATCCGGCATGTCCTGCAGCGCACTGCCGAGCTCTACCCCAACAACCCGACGATGCAGGCGAAGTCCAAGCCCAAGCTCATCGCCACGGTGTGGGACGGCTCCGAACAACAGCTCCTGCAGGCGCAGCAATCGATGCAGATGGCGGCTCAGTCCGGCATGCCGCCCGATCCCAACTCGATGGCGATCCTGCAGGATGCCGCCACCGTCAAGCAGTTCGACCAGATCACCGCCAAGGTCGGGCGTACTTTAGAACTGCTCTACGAGTACAACATCCAGGAGCAAAACCACTCCTTCAAGCAGTCGATGAAGATGTCGATCCGGCGCTCGATCATCACCGGGGTCGGCTACGTCAAGTTAGGGTTTCAGCGGGCGATGCAGATGGCGCCCGAGGTCGAGCACCGGATCGCCGATATGAGCGAGCGGCTGGCCAACATCGAGCGCCTGGCCGGCGATCTCTCGGATGACGAGATCCAGCCCGATAGCGCCGACGCCGAGAGCCTGAAAATCGCGATCCAAAGCCTGGCCCAAGAGGGCCAGCTGATTGTGCGGGAAGGTCTCACTTTCGACTACCCGGACTCAACCGCGATCATCCCCGAC